AGTCGGCGATGGCGTGATGACACCGCTCGTCAGCTTTCGATTTAAGTCGGCGTTTAATGGTCGCTCTGTAAAAATTGACGGCTATGACATGATAAACGTAGGATCGAACAACCCTGTTTATATAGAGGTACGTTTAAACGGGACACTCACTGGCCCAAGTTGGGCGACACCTAACAACTACACGGCAGCGGACACCGCCCTAGAAGCGGACAGCACGGCCACGGCAATTACAGGTGGGAACGTGGTCTGGGCAGGCGACATTATTCCTGCGGGTGATAAAAAACAAAGTGCCGCTAACGAAAAGTTTATTGACTTGGATTTACCTAGAAACGGCACATTCACACTCTGTGCGGCAGGCTTTGGTGGGACTAGTGAAATCATCTCAGGCTTTCGCATGAACGAGGAGTGGTAAATGCTTGGGGCATTATTACTCAACGCATTCATACCATCACGCAAACCAAGGCGCTGGAGAAGTCGCAGAAAGGTAATATGGGATGAGACACCTGAAGCAGTTAAAGATTTATATGAACATGCTCTGGCTGTCGTGCCGAAGCAGTTTCAGACAGGCATCTTGGCGGTTGATGGGTATGCCTATCTGCCGCCCATTGAAAAGATCGATTTTGAGGAGCTACGTGGGCAAACCGATGTGCTTATGGCCTTGGCTTCGGAAATAGAGAGACAGTATTCGCGTGACGCGAAGCGCAGGGATGAGGAAGACCTGTTAATCCAAATCTTCCTTAATTAGCGGACCATACCGAAAAGGAACTGTGGGAAATGAGTGAAGCATTAGCGTCTGTCGAGACGGAAACTACGAGCGAAGAAACGAAAACTGACCCTTGGGGCGGCGAGTTATCAAAGACTGATGCAGCCCTGTTGAATGAAACACCTGAAGCAGAGGATAAAGCAGATGAACCAGCCAATGATGGGCCGGAAGTGCGGGAGCAAGATGAACCCGATGAAGCCCAAGCCGAAGAAAAACTAGCCGACGAGGCAAACGAAAAGAAAGTCCCTTATGGTGCCATGCATGAAGAGCGCATGCGACGTAAGGAAGCGATGGCAGAGGCGCAAGAGTTACGGGACAAGATAGTCCGTATGGAAGAGCGCTTTAAGGCGTTTCAGGAAGCAATAAAGCCTGAAGAGCCTGAAGTCTCGTTTGACGATGACCCTGCGGAGTACCTTCGTAGGCAGTCGGAGAAAACCAGTCAAACTCTGGAGCAGATGCAGAAGCAGCAGCAAGAAGCTATACAGAAGCAGCAGCAACAAGCTAATGCCAATCAGTTCCTCAATCGATACCAAACAGCCGCACAGGAATATGCTGAAAGCAACCCTGACTTCCAAGACGCTTATAACCACCTCGTGAATGGTCGTGTCCAAGAGCATATGCTTGCGGGTGGCATGGATCGAGATCAGGCTGTGGCGTTGGCACAACGTGAAGAGCAGGCAATTGCTTCCCGTGCATTCGAGGAAGGGGTTAACCCTGCTGAGAAGCTGGTCGAGCTTGCCAAGCTGCGAGGATGGACAAAGTCACCTCAATCTAGTAAAGTTAATGGAACGGTTGACAAGGTGGCGCAGGTTGAGAAAGGCCAGAAAGCTGCCAAGACAATTTCAAAGGGCGGATCATCTCAAGGTGAACTAACCCTTGAAGCGCTCGCCGATATGGAGGGCGAAGATTTTGACAAGGCTTGGGACAAGTTATTCCCGGTATCATAGCGTTGAGGAACGTAAAACCGACAACTCTCGTCTGCCTGACGTAAATGGCAATCTGGCGCAGTCCATGCGTTAAATGGGCATAAACCTAAGTTTTAACGCCATTAGAAAAGGATGATGAAATGGCTAATACGGATTATCCCGTAAATCATCCGTTGGCTGTCAAGCTTTGGTCGAAGAAGTTATTCCAAGAGGCTCTTAAACAGACTTGGGCATCCAAGTTTATGAGCAAGGGTTCGGATAGCCTCATCCAGATCAAAGACGAGACACAAAAGTCGGCGGGTGATCGAATCACCGTTGGTCTGCGTATGCAGTTGACGGGTGCTGGTATCCAAGGTGATGGAACCTTGGAAGGCAACGAAGAAGCTCTGGTCACGTACTCTGACAACGTCTTTATCGATCAGCTACGCCACGCTGTGCGTAGTGCTGGTAAGATGTCAGAGCAGCGCGTTCCGTTCTCCATTCGCGAAGAAGCCCGGACGGGCCTTCAGGATTGGTGGGCTGACCGCATTGATACTTGGTTCATAAACCAAGTCACTGGTAACACTGGTCAGGCCGATACGCGCTTCACCGGGAACCAAGCGGCGGTTGAACCAGACAGCGACCACTTAATTGCTGGTGCTGACCACGATGCTGAAACATCTCTCACTGCTTCCACAACGAACGCATTGAAGCTGTCGGATATTGACCGTCTTGTTGCGAAGGCTAAGTCCTTTACGACTGGTACGGACCCAATCATTCGCCCAGTTAAGGTATCTGGTGAAGACAAGTACGTCTTGTTTATTCACCCTTACCAGATGTATCTGTTGCGGACTGCTAACGCTTCGGCAGTGAACAACTACATCGAAATCTTCCGTGCTGCTATGATGGGCGGTAAGTACAAAGACAACCCAATTGTTACTGGGGCATCGTTTGAGTACAACAACGTCATCGTTCATGAAAGCACTCGTATTCCAGTCATCACTGGCACACCAGCAACAGGTACTGCATCGCAGTTCCGACGCGCTGTTATGTGCGGTGCTCAGGCTGCTTGTATCGCTTACGGGCGAGGCAGTGGTCCGGGTCAAATGGATTGGACGGAAGAGATGTTTGATTATGGCAACCAACTTGGCGTCGAAGCTGGGTGTATTGGTGGTCTGAAGAAAATGCGCTTCAACAGCAAAGACTTCGGAACCATCGCGCTCTCAACTTACGCGCCAGCGGTATAAGGAGGGACTGAACTATGGCTGTTACTACCGTAACTTCCACGCAGGCTGTCGCTTCTGTTGAGCCACGGCTTGTCCATGCTGGTGTGAATGCTTCTTCTGTAAAGTACGTTCATGCTGGTACTGTCGGTGACGTTATCTTGATGTGCAAAATCCCAACGGGTTCTGACATCATTGGCGTCTACGGCAAGATTACAACTGCAGAGACTGCTGCTAATGCAACAGTCGGTGTTCAAGGTGCAGTGACCCAGTTTGGTTCTCTCGCATCTGGTACTGCCCCGGCATTTGCCGATGAGGGTGCTACCAAATACCGCGTCTCTGTTTCCGACGATGCACCGCAACGATTTGAATATGTTGTTGTGTCTCCATCTTCGGCAACTTGGACGATCTCAGCGACTATTGATCTGACCGTTCTTTACACGGCGGTCAACCAGTCTTAAATTGATTGGCGGGGGCTTCGGCTCCCGCCCTTTCAATCTGTTCTGTGGGGGAACATATGCGTGAATTTCTCGATGTTGTTAAAGAGGCAGGCGATCTACATGCTCAAGGGCATCTGGATCGGGCCTCTATTCTTTATGAAAATCTGTTAGGCGCACAGCCTGACGATCCTATTGTACTGTATCTGTTGGGGACGTTGTTCTCTCAGCAAAACAGATTCGGTTCAGCTATCACATTGCTTCGGGCTGCTACAAAGACGGGCGGGGATGAGTTGCCTGAAGTGTGGCATAATCTTGGCACGGCATATCGCAACGAGGGGCATACAGAAGACGCTCGTGAGGCGTATCAAAAAGCCTTGGCGCTGGAATCAGATAGGGCAGACACTCTCGCAATGATGTCTGGCAGCTACATCAACACAGGGGAGCCTGATAAGGCTTTAGATTATGCTGACCAGTCACTTGCCATCGAGGATAGCCCACAGGCGCGGAACCATCGCGCATTGGCTAATCTGGAGCTAGGAAACTGGCGCGAGGCTTGGCCAGACTATGAAGCGCGGTTTGAATTGGATACGCACAGCGTAAGCAACCGTCCATACACTTGCCCACGGTGGCACGGGGAAAAGGTCAAGAAGCTTGCAATACATGGAGAACAAGGTGTTGGTGACGAAATCATGTTCCTCTCTTGCTATCAAGACGCGAGTCAGTTTGCAGAGGAGATCGTCATTGAGGTGGAGCATCGCTTGCGTTCGCTTATCGAAAAGTCTCTTGAAGTGCCGTGTTATGGATCGCATCAAGAATTGATTACAGCGCACCCTGACGTGGATGCTTATATCCCGATGGGTAGCCTGCCCGGATTATTTAGAAACGACGACAAAGACTTCCCGCGAAAGCGATATCTAAAGGCTGGTGGGAGTAAGTACAA